ATATATAGGAGAGGGGTGTGTGATACACGCGCTTACCAACCTCAACAGCACTCCCATTGACAACAGGAGTAGTCTGATACAAAGCCGGTGAAACGCGTGCACACCACAACAGGGTATCAACCGCTGTAGAAGTGGACCATGTGCCTGCACCCAGATACGACTCTTTACCCTTGAGATAGGGCAGTGAGAGTTCATCCTGAGGATGCAGACCGTGCAATGTTGGATCTATTGATAGTTCCTGCTTCGGGTCCAAGCTCAACTTCTGTACGGCTGTTCCGATATGGCCAGAAGCCAACATGGGCGCGTTCATTGGCATGTACGCGTGCACGTCGGCGATCACTGGAACGTTGGTGAAGCCAAAAATTTTCGCTATCGACCCTACCGCGCGAGCACCAATTGTGGTGGCACGTGCGAAGGGCCCAATAATGGGTACTTTTGTTAAGTATGAAGCGAAGTTGGCGACGGCGCTCGCAGGCTTGGATACAACACCAAGCGGCTCATCGTACTCGTCACCCTGGAGTGCGAGTTTGGACGTGGAACACATGAGTTCTGTGTCCGTCATCCACCCAAACACCTGCACAGTGACACCAGTGGTGCCACCAGAGACAGCGACAATCAGGGGCGCATAAATCTGAAGATATAGGCGTCCGAAGTTTGCCACGTCTGAGGCAGACGTGAGATCAAGCCAGTTCTTATGATAGAAGAAAGGAAGCTCCATCTGACCACCTGCATTTGCAGCAGGGGTGATGAAGAAACCCGGCATCTGTGAATAGGGAACCAATGTGGGTTCCAACGAGCCTGATTGTGGATTGCGAATTCCTGATCCAGAGAATCCGTACAGCGGTTCGTAGCACGCCCTCAGCAACCCCGCTTGAAACGGAGTGCCGTTAATGAGCACCTTGATGTGCAGCTTGCCACGAACAAACGCAAAGTTGTCAATTTTGCGCCTGATGCTGGGATTCGAAAGGAACAGGGACCATGGGTCCAGCGATCCGAGGAGACCAATCGCATTGCCAGTAGTCCACGAATACGTTGCTAGTTGCGTCGGACGCGACAGGTAGGAACCTAACTGGAGGTCCTCCGTGCCGTCGACCTTGGCTACAGCGTTGACCGCAGACCCCGCCATCACGATTTCACCTTCTGCGTTGTCTAGGAAGGTGACCGTCTGACTGGTGGTCTCGAGTGCCGCATCGGAAGAACCTGTAGGTACTTCCGTACTCATGTCCTCCGATTGCAGCTGAAAGAGAGTCTTATTACTCTGCAAATGCGTGCTCTGATACGCAAGTGCAGGGACAGTACTTCTGGTGACCGTCTCAACACGTGTTTCTTTCTTTTCTTGTGTGTTGCCTGACTATTCTTTCAAGGAGATGGACATGCCAATGCCCACTCCCGGGATCGGGACCGATTTGAATTCCTGTGACGCCTGCCGGAACCTCTGTTTGAGGGTGTCCCAATCGGGCAGGGTCGAATCCCCCACATATAGTGAGTAGGGTTGCTCTGCAAGAACCCGTTGAAAGAATGAACGACGCTCCTCGAAAAGAGCGCGTCCGTGGAAGAAGTACTCTGAGTTAGCGGCCGAAATGACAGCCACCATCTGAGCGTACTTGTCGATGGTCCGCGAAGGAACCCATACGGTCAGTGACTTCAGAAGAGAGTCTTCCTCCAGTGGCGCAGCGAACGCCTCCAACTCTGGTTCCCACCGCCAAGTGCGCTTCAAGAAGGAGCACTCGGAAATGGAAATGTAGGGTCGGGATTCAGCCTGTTTGTCCGCCATCGTGTACTCAACACCAATGGTGGCCAATTCATTCTGAATCGCTGTGTGGTTGAACCACGGCGCTGAGACTGAGACACCCATTGTGTTATCGTCTCCATATGTCATCAGCGCGACCTTCTCCTTGAAGTCCTCACAATCGTCGCGCCCATCGGCGCGCACACCACAATACGCGTAGCGCATGTAGAGACTGTTGACGATGGAATTGATCACCACGGTGAGCGGTTGCCCAGATGGGTTGGAACCAAAGAACTCGACGATGTCCCCCTTGAAATTAACCACGGGGAACGCAACGTCATGCGCAATGCAGTCTATGATCTTCACCTCATCCGAATCGTGACCAGCTTCAGCGAGGATGTTGGCAATGACACGGAATGCGGCCAGAATGAACTGTGCCACCATCCGCTTGTCAAATTTGCCGTAATCTCCCGCAATGATGCGATCAGTGCCGTGTTGTGTGAGATACTGGAAGAAGTGCGACCACTCGATCGACTGTGTCACGGTGCCTGGACCTGCTTCGAACACGAATTTGTTCATCTGCAAAAGACGGACGAACGGCAGCAAATGCTTTCGCATCACTATGCTGAAGTCCACCGGGGCACCAGTGAAGACACGAGTCTTCTTTGCTTCCATCTTGGCGAATGTCACGGCCTCATCTTTCAGGTGCGCTGAGAAGACAGGGTATGCACGCCTACCTTCCACATAGCACTTCTCAATGTGCCGAATTCGTTCCCACACATCATCCTTGAAGTCCACAGCATCTGGAATGTCCTCTGACGGGGCCTTAACCAAGAAAGTGTTCTTCGATGTGTTCCACGGGAAGCCCATAGATGTCGACGTGTTGATGCGATCAATGTACTTCACACCTGGAACGCCGTTCACTGCAGCACGATCTGAGAGGATCACAAGCTCACGATGCCATTGCTGACCATGATGAGTGTTGAGACCCTCAACGATGTCCTTTGTATAACTCGCGACACACTTGTCGAGCCTCTGTTGGTCAATGTCCATGTGTGGACGCACCATCTCCTTGACGTTGTTGTACACGGGTTCCCAGCCTGTCATGACCGGGGGACCGTGCTTCACCTCGTACCCGAGAGTGGAGCAGACCACCTCCTGCAAGGGAGTGGCACACACGCGCGAGCGCGGTTTAGGTGCACCACCAACCAGCATCCCATAAACGTTTGCGTGACCTTCCTTCAGGAAACGCGTGACACTTTTTGGGTGCACTGGCAGGAGCTGGGCATCGCTACCGTTGAGAGTGAAGAGTGGTTGCCCACCACCACTCACAACAGTGTCGCCAAGAAGCTGGGCCAGATGGGCCTGCGTGGCATGTGGAAAGCCAGCGGTACAGTTGCGACCAATGGTATGAAACCCAACGATGACGGGACCACGAGGGGTCATAGCAACGCCAAGCGATCCACAGTCACCAGTCTGTGTTTGCACGCAGCCTACACCTAGATACACATCCATATTCTTGCCAAGCGCTTCGATGCGCATGAACGACACGTATGTGCAGCTGAACAGATCGCGATAGGAAACACCTCCATCGGCGTCACGACGCAAACTTACCATCCGTGTGAACGGAATGTGTGCCGTGTTCCAATACTTGGTAATGTCCTTGCGCGGTGGTACTCCCTTTACAGTAAGTGCCACGAGATCGATGTCACCGACCCGTGTCAACTCGTCTGTGTGGAAATGAACTGTGACGTTCGGAGTCAAACCACCGCACTCAGCAGAACTGTAGATGGTCGCAGCATAACGACCCTCCACTTTCAAACAGTGCTGATTCCAGATGAGACGCTGCCCCTTGATAAACACTCCACATGTGCGAAACTTGGATCTTCCGCAGTTGGAGATGAGCTCCAGGGTGACACAGTTCTGCGCGAAAAGGTCTCGTATCCGGGGTGAATCGAGCTCCCCCAGCGACTGACTCGCAGGAGGAACGTCGAACCGCGACAGCTCAACTGTACTCTTGTACCACACATTCTCGCTTTCACTCACCACCAAGTCCTTCTCAGTCGTACCAAAGGTGTTACCCTCCAGCTCAAAATCCTCGAATTCCTCGGAAATAGCTTCGTTACAGGCGGAAAGGCAGTCCAATGCGCAATCTTCTTGACCACACTTGCACTCCAACCCAGCAGGATGCTCGACACCGTTATCGGGCTTCTTCACTACTGGCTTTGGTTGTGCGGGGACCACATAGCTAGCAAACTTCCATGATGCGTAGAAGGCTGCGATGCTCGAAGCGACAGTTGCAAACTGGCGCACGGTGTAGCGGAACTGATATGTTCGCCCACCCACAAGCATGCCCGTGATCGTGATCTGACGTTCCCAATTGAACCATCCTCTGAGCCACAAAATTGCGGCACGTGCCAACACGTAGTCGGCAGCGAGGCGCCCACAAGCCTGAGCCAGGATCATGATGAGCAACTGGTAGCACATCGAACCAATGCAGGAAGCGATGTAGCACGCAGGAACGTAGAAGAGCGGCGGAACAGGGAAAGCCTGAAGGCACTCGCACGCCTCAGCGGTTGAGTAGCAGAGTGGGCAGACATGGATGTTCTTCATGTATGAGTCCGCCGTCTGTGCCTTCGTCTGGATCTTTTCGTGCTCTTTCGATGCATCACCGAAGTGGCGCAAGAACTCGTGGATGTCGGTGAAGACCTTGACGGTCGTCAACATCGCGGAGTCTTTGCCAACGTGGTCGATGGGAGTGAGCTTCTGGAGCGTGATCTTCCAATAGTCGGGAAAACCTTGTTCTGGTTGTACCAATTTTGTGGGATCGATGAACTTGCCGTTCATGTGTTTGAACTCGTCCTTCGGCTCGATCTTCAAAACATACGGCAGACGTCGTCGCACCGCCAGAGGGCAGTGGAAAT